TATTTATATCCGCTAGTTCAATTAAGCTCGATGCTTCCACAGCTGAATTGCATCTATCAACTATAGCTCTGATGTTATCTATACTAGTCTGCATCGCATCTATTGTTTCTAGCATCTGTGTATTAGTGGCTTCATACTCAGCTAATTTGTCCCTACATCTAAACAATAGTGTTTCAGTTTCCTGTAGTGTAGATTTATACTTTGTATCCAGTGCCACTATATAAGGCATAACTACAGCTTCAACTGTAGTTTTTATATTACTAACTGACATATGTTTGTGCTCCTGTAGACACGGGTTAACTTCATTTTATATTTACATAACATCGAGATATAATAGGTTTTTGGATATTTAGGATATTTCGTATGAGAATTAATTACATTAAACTAGTAGGATTTAAACGGTTTAAGACTGCAGGTATAAAAGAATTTGAAGCATCCTTTCCTGAGGCTGTTACCGTGATAATAGCAGCATCAGGTATGGGTAAAAGCAGTTTATTACATCAACTCAATCCTACGCCACCAGTAAGAACTGATTTTGAAAAAGATGGTTATAAGGAGATACATATAAGTCATCAAGGACATAATTATGTACTAAAGTCAGACTTCGCTAACAAGACATCACCACATAGTTTCATAGTAGATGATGAAGAACTTAACATAGGACATACTACAGACGTACAGACGGAACTGGTGTGGAAGCATTTTAAGATAAGTACGCTGATAAACAATCTGGTGTATACTAAGATTAAATTGACTGACATATCCAAGAGTGAACGAAAGAACTTATTCTTAGAAGTCAATCCTATTGATTTGGATTTAGTGGTTGATACTCATAAAAAAGTATTAAACAAAATACGTGATAGTAAAGCTAACTTACAAATGCTTCAAGCAAGAAAAGTTAAACTAGAAAACGATATGCTGGAAGATGATATTCTTAATGGGCATAAGACCACTAAGAAAAAGCTAATGGATAAGAAGCAGACTGTTACTGAAATGATTTATGTAGTTAATCAGAATCTTAACAAATTAGCTAAAGATAATGATTTTGGTAAGTACGATACTTCTATAATAGATAAGTTGAATGCTGATATAAATAATTTCAGAAGAGAAAACTGCTATAAGTTCATACGGTATAGTGATGTACCTAGAGATGATGCTGAGTACACAAGATGTAAAGAAGATTTATCTAATCGGATAAGTAATCTCATCACCACTAAAGAGTATTTGAGTAATGCAGCTAAAGAGGCTTCCGCAAAAATAAATGATTATAACAAATATTTAGAAGAAGCTAAAAATAACCCTATCAGTAGCTTAGAAAATGAGATAAAGGATATAGACGTACAGCTTAGTAAATACACTAACCTACCAGAGAAACCTATAGACGTGAGTAATGTAGATGTACTCTACAAAATAGTAGACACTATAACTGAATATTTGTTACTCATTAAAGAAAGTGGTGTTAAACTTATTGATCCTAATATAGTTCAACAAAAGTATACTGATATGTGTAGCACTAAAGGCATATATGAGTCAGCATTAGCTACCAGAAATCAATTAGAGTCTAGTATTCAGGAGATGGAACAGTCTTATACTGACACTAAGAATAAAGCCAATATACCTGAAGGCTGTAATTTTAGCGGATGTGCTCTTCGTAATACGTTACAGCGTAGATTGACTGATATGCAGACTCAGATAGATAAAGCTAAGGCTAATAAGAAACTGCATGAAGAATCAGTAACCAAGAATAAAATTAAGTATGATGAGTTATGTGAGTTCATGGAACCTTATACTAGATACAAACTAGTTAATAAGTTCAACACTATATACAGATATCTTACTTCGTATTTTGGCTATAAAGGTACTACTGATGAACTTATTGATACTATCAATATCAAGGGTACGCTACTAGCTACAGAGATAACTGATTTAATCAACGGTAGTATAGCTTATACTAAATACACCGAATTGCAGAATAAGCGAGCTGATTTGACTAATAAGCTGAATGCCCTTATGCAGAGTACATCAGTATCAGCTGAGTTCATCACTAAAGAACTCAATAAGTTACAGAGTGAATTAGACAAATCACTATCTAAACTGGTCACCACTAATGATCAGATAGCCTTGCTTAAAGATGAGTATTCGACGTATCAAGAGTATCGTACAGCTTATCTTAAATCTAAGGAATTATGTAATCAATACGACCGAGTAGAAAGGATATTAATCGTCAATAAAGTATATGAGTACTGGAACGACCTTTATAGTAAGCTTAATGATTATGCTAATAAGCTAGATAGGGAATTACGTGACTTAGATACTCTAGTTGATACACAGGATAAACTTCGTTATAGTTATCAGAATGAAGTTCTAACTCAGATAGAACAAATAGCCAAAGATAAGAGTGTATATGAGAAATTGGAATTAGCGTTATCACCGAATGCCGGTATACCACATAAATACATGGTAGGATATTTGAACACTCTTATTAAGAACGTTAATCACTTTCTCAGTAAAATATGGTCATATCCATTCGCTATCGAACCTATAAAAGAAGATAGTGTTATAGACTATACTTTACCTGTTAGAGTGTGTAATGAAGTCAATAAAGATATTAACATGCTGAGTGATGGACAATCTGAGATAATGAATTTATTGTGGGTACTTACTATATTGTTACAGATGAAGTTACTCAATCAAGTTCCTTTCTATGCTGATGAAATAACTAGGTGCATGGATAACTATCATCGTACTAAAACTATAGAGTTCCTTAACAATTTACTTGATAACAAGCTTATAGAACAATGCTTTATCATTAATCACTTTGTTAGTGTGAGTGAAGGCTTTAAGAACTGTAATATAGTTTGTCTTAGTGTAGATAATCTAAGTGATGTACCAGAGAATGCTAACAAAAATGTAAACATAATAAACTATTAACTTTATATACACTATATGTACCTAAATAAAGTAGGTACATATAGTAAAAAAAATAGTGAGAGTACTTCCATGTACTCTCACTATTAAATCCGTTATGCTAAACGGCTGTACCACCTCGAGGTCCAGTACCACAAACCTCTTTTAAGTTCCCTCTTTGAATAGAACACTGTTGGTAACTCCCACCAACCTGTTTCCAGATCGATTTCAGCAACCCAGTATTCCACACCAGAGGAGTGGTGATACACACGTACTTTTGCACCTCTAAATTTTAATTCCATGGTGAATCTCCTTAATAGTTAATAACACATTCATTATTCTACTACTAAGTAAGTACGTCATATAAATTATATATATACATGTTTAAATGATAAGCAAAAAAGAATGAGACACAGATGTCTGTATAGACATCTGTGTTTTCATATGTTACAATGTATTATTCACCTTGTAAGCATCGTAATATTGTAGTTGCAATTTCCGATTTAGATTTTTCATGTATATCATGATCCATACTAAGATTATTTCGAAATATACTTATCAACAAAATCACGGATTCTATATTCATCGCGATACAGTGTATAGCCATCAGGATCTAGTACAAACAATTCATACTTATTGGCATGTACATTAATAACAAAGGTGCCTTTGGTATTGAGCACATTAAGTAAAATGCAATCAGTGGGATTTTGTATAGTTAACTGTATAATTCTACCACACATAACTGGTTCAACATCTATCTCAGAGTTATTTAAGATATCTAGCATGAATCTAGCGTTGCGTATCACTACAGGTTTAATTTTACGACCTTCACCACCTAGGCCCCAACCAGTACGTAACTCAGCTATACGTAATAAGTCTCGTTCTTGCTCTACTGTAACCATATCACCATCTCACATAAGCTTAACAAACTGTTTATCAAAAGAACGCTGTATAACTGCACTCTGATTAAACAGCACCATACGTCTTGTACTAAGATATGAACGCACCTCTTCTAAATCAGCATCAGCATACGTTTTACAATTACTGATACGAATAGCAGATAACCCGTTACACTCATTCACTTTTGTGTTGATATAAGTTAACAGCTCTTTACGTTTTGTTGCGGGTGGTCTTAATTTTTTCATCATATCCATATAGCCACACCTCCTTTATAACTGGAGCTAAATATCAGGAACATCTCTCACATATAAACGATATCCCTCCAGAAGCTTATTGCTCTTACTTCTTGCATGGATGGTACCATCATCAGCGATATAAATAAATCTATATCCCTGAGTATTTAACCAAGCTTCAGCTTCTGCTGCGGATACTTGTTTATAGTTAGATAATATTCGGTTAGATAAAAAATATTCTTTCTTGATTTTTCTCATAATTAGACCTTATTAAAGAACTGAGATTCGGTAAACAAAGCATAACTAAACGTCTTACCAAAACGTTCAGCTGATGTAAGTACAATATTTATAAATTCATCCCAGTCGTTTATTCGACATATAACCTGGCATCCAGCGGAATGTGGTCCTATAGATGATGGTGTGTTGGTGTTAGCACCATGATGTATATTGATACCTGCTAACTCTTCATATGTCTTACCTTTACGGTCTAATACATTATCTTTATTACCATCACGCCATAGTTTAACTGGTTTACGCTGTACTAATGCAGTATACTTACCTCTATGTAAGCCTACTTGCCATGCTCCTCTATAGTAACCATCTTGAAGTATGGCAGTACCATTGGTGTTAAGCAACTTCTTACGATAGTATACGCCAGGGTCTGTAGTTCCCATATAGGCCTTGAGTACCCAGTTACCGTTAACCTTATATAGTAAACAGATGGCATCGTTGAATTCATCTGAAGTATTTTCATCAGCTCTGATACCAAAGATGTTAACATTATAGTCACCATTAACAAATAATGGATACTTCATACGAGTATAAGCATCTATAACTTTATCCACAGTGATATCAGATAACTTTATCTTACTAGTCATCATCGTTCTCCTTCTTGTTCAATTCTGAAAGAGGGTGAATCTTTTCTTTAGGTAATTTAATCTTGTAACTATCTGGCCATATGCTTAATCCTTCAGGGTAACCAGGTAGTTCACCTACAGTGTCACCCATCACTAAACCTGGTGGGGCTTTCCTAACAAGAATAGGTTCCTTAGTATTTTCATTATCTGCCATATAACCTCCTATAGAGTGTGTGGACAATATACCTTCAACTATATCATAAAAATGTTATGAATTAGTATTATGCAACAAGGAGTGTTTACTTATGATAGGCGCCGTAGAACGTGCATTAACGCACATATACAGTATTATACCTACTGAGATATTAGAAGCAGCATTTAAACCATATGAATATAACTTATCTCTTGATAGTTTAATCGTATCCAAAATTCTACTAGGTAGAGTTAGAGATGATATTTCCCTACGTGGTGGAAAAATACTCAAAATAATCCTTAACCAAAATTGGTGTGAATATACATCATCTCCATCTCCATATGCTCTAGGTCAGAGTGGTGCATATACTGTATTCTGCGTACCGCCTGAAGCCAGAGATAACCGTGATATAAGCTGCGTACTTGGTGTTAGATTTCCTTACACCTTAGGTACAAGTAACTCATGTTCATTCTACAATAATGACACTATTAAGGGAAATACACTAAGCGGATTAGCTTGTGCTGCTTTACAAGCACAAACTGGTGCTAATCAATTAAGTACCCCTAATGCTTATGTACTACCAGGAAACATGATAAAACTAGACCCACCGCAGTACAACTTTGTACCATGGCAGGTTACTACTAGATTAGTGTATGATGATAACTTCTCAGGTATGGATGTCAGTTCTATTCGACCATTCTGCTTATTGTGTGAGTATGCCACTAAAGCTTACATATATACTAATCTAATCGTGTCTATTGAGAGCAACCTCGTGGTTAAAGGTGCTGAACTTGGCATCATCAAAGATACCGTTAGCGGTTATCAAGATGCCAATGAAAAATATGAAGAACAATTAATTGCTATGGGTGGGGCTCAGATGTATGAACCTGACAGATTACGTAATATATTGTTACGTATGGTACCTAAGAGATAGACTTAATATATTAAAGGATATAACATATGTTAAATTTAAATGCTATATTTGGACCCTGTGGATCTATTCTCGATGCATTAGGATCTAAAAATATCTATCCAGGTTTAGAAGATGGTAAAACAGAGCTTGAAAGAGTACTAGATATTTACAATTTGAGTAAGAAAATAAAATACATTTATGATGAAGATGACAAACTGGTACCGATAGATCGTATAGAAAGGATTGGTAAAGGTATCTGCTTTGATCATTGCAGATATAAATCTAAACTAGCTGAGGAGTTTAATCTTACTTGCAGAACTTTTCTTTTTGTTAGTTATATTGACGGTAAACTCAGTGACGATCCTTTAGTACCCGGGCATGGTCATGCTAAAAGTTTTATTTTTGCTGATGGTAAATGGTATCTACCCCACACTACTGGTGAGAATAGAAAACAGTTATATTGCTGTGATGCTGATCAACTTGATATGGCCATCGCGGGGAGTATTGTCACCCGTCCAAAAACAATAATGCATAATGGATTAACTCATGGTGTTACTGCAAGAGATATCAGCTCTACTGTTGTTAGTGATATGATTAAGTACTACAATCAATACAGTAATCGTGCTACTGAAGAGGTATATGAAGTGCCCAATGTTCATGATAAGAAATTTGATAGGATGACTTATAAACAGTTTGTTGAATATGTGGTTGATCATTGTGAGCCTTATGTGTTTGACAATAAAGTACTTGACATGGTTAAAAAGCACGATCCTAAGATTAAAACTGTATTAAAAGAAGTGGCATAAACTCTAGTATATTAAAAAGGATACAACATATGTTAAATTTAAATGCTATGTTTGGCTCCTGTGAGTCTATATTCGATCAACAACCTAAATATACTGAAATGCATCGTAGTGGTATACGAATCTGATAGATTACGTAACATTCTACTACGTATGGTACCTAAGAGATAAAAAAATAACCCCACACCGAATAGTGTGGGGTTGGGGTCTTTACTGTGGGCATCCCTCGCGTGGGACCCACGACCAATCGGCGTGGTCCCAAGCTGTATCTGGGACAGCCTCGACTGTAATAACTTCATCAGTCTTCCAATCTTTTAACCCACATATTTGACCGTGATCTGGAGAGCCGGGCTCCCATAGTTTCAATCCTTCGTAACGCCCGCCGTCGCAGGCGGTTAGAGTGATGGTCATAACAAGGGCTAATAATGCAAATAACTTCTTCATGATAATTTCCTTTTATCTTAATGTTTTAACCACCACAATAATGTATAAGTGAAAAAATATGAAACACACACTAGTATGTACTAGCGTGTGTGTATACATATTAATATCTAGATCTTTTTAATATATCATCTAGGTTATCATCTCTAACATTTTCTACTCTATCATGTAGTTTTAAGTCACGCTTATATTTCTTAAACATCGGCTTATTCAGTAGATGTTCATATTCACTATCCTCAACACGCTCTCTGACTTTAGCATCATTAAGATAAAGTTTAGCTTTATCAATATCTACTTCTTCCATATAAACCTCAATGTATGTATTTAAGTGAAAGTATGATTATGTACACAATAAAGGCTGTTCGTAGTGCAGTCACTGTAGCTTCTCTGGTACTTCCTTGTAATGTACCCACATAGTAAGCTACGCTATTCTTGACCTGTATGATGTTAGCATCACTTATACGAGAAGATGTGTACACATCTTTAACACCTTTAATGAATTTAGATGGTACTTCTATATCTATATCGTTATTTCTACAATAGCGATATGACTGTTGGATGATAGCTCTGATAAGAGCATGTCCACCTATCAATAACTCATCACCAGTCTGTTTATCCTTAACTATCTTCTCATCCCCACCCAACTTAGCTAGCTTAACGCACTCTTCTGAGAACGCTATGATAAACTGTTTAAATTGGTCCAGTCGTATAGATGTAAATAACGCTACCGCTAAGCGCATAGCTTTTATATCTACGATACGTGATATTGCCATACAGTCCTGATATACAGAAGCTATAGCTATGTCGATACCATACTCGTTAGCCATGATTTGTTTCTGTCCTTCAGTATCAGTACCTACAGTGTCATAGCTACCTATCAAATCACCTTCTGCTTTAACTTGCATATAAGCTTCGTAGAATAAATTTACTTTAGACCTTAGTCGAGATTGTATATCTGTTATGATGTACAATATCTTCATATCGTTATCAAAACTAGCCCAGGTCTTACTATGGATACCATTAGGGTCGATAGCATCATCAGCACCCTTCTCCATCACTTTCTTCCATGTACCTAATACTTTAATATCAAACTTGTTAGAGATAGCTTCATATGTAGTTATCATTGTCTGTTCATTAGCTGGATATTTAAATCTATAGTTGACTAAAGATGTGAAGAACTTATAATGGAGCAGTAATAAGGTTGATTGTGCAGCTTGATGCTTAAGTTTACTGTCTATCTTAGAATTGAGTATATTGTAAGTAACCCAGATAGCAAATAAGTTGAATGGATCTGATGCTACCACAAAGTTATCATCTATAGTCGGTATATTGTGGATAATCTGTTTCATTTCTGAATTGGATATACCCATGGTCATGGATGCTACTGGGTTAAATAGTTTACGTTTAATGCTGTCTGTGAACTGTTGTATAAGCGATTTGGATGTTACACCAAACACTGTTTCTTTTTGATTATCTACACGAGCAGACATGAACGATGCCACAGCCTTATAATCCATATTGAACAGTTCGAAGAATCCATCTCTATCTTGTGTTCTAAATACACAAGATGACAAACCCATATATGGGCTAGCGAATGTGTTTATATTAGTACCATATGTTTCATATACTCGAACAAATTTAATAATCGCATTAGCTATAGCGGCATCTATTTTAATAGGTACTTCTTTGGATAGCATATCCTTAATGTAATTAGCAGCCATATTAGCTCCGTAAAAATCTATTAGTAAATGATCTCAACCGTTGTAGTGAATCTTTGTTGCTGTTAATCTGTTTTTCTTGATAGTCAACTTGTGATACTGCTAATGGAGCCGTAGCGTTTAACTTCTCATTATACAGCGGTCTTAAACTATTAAGTTCTCGCTTATAAGCTTGAGCTAGTGCTAGAGGTGGATTATCTAGTAGCAATGCTTCTAGCTCTGCTATACGCTGTTTGATATGCCTCTGACTGGTTCTGGTATTTTGTGATATCTTACTACCATCAGCCGCTATCGTACTCAACACACTGGCCCCACTTATGTTGTATCTATCAAGGTTTCTGCCATAGAATATCAAGTAGCATGCTAACAGTAAGGATATAACCTGGTCATCGTGTTTACCGTTGGTGTGGTCTATACGTCCACCCTTGGTGGTTAAGTTAACCAGTTCTGTTATAAGTGTACGGTCGTATATCTTATCAGCATTTAACTCTAGCGCTTTAAACATCACCTGTTTGTACAATAAGCTTCTGGATGTACCGGAAGATGCACCACCAGTTCTATAACCAAACATACCTCTAATATTAGCAGGGATATTGTTGTAGTCATAGATGTTGATATCCTTATACTTAGGTTCCTGCATATTCTGTATCACATCGTTGTACACACGTGTATATGGGTTAATATTTCTCTTCTGTAGTTCTTCTAGAACGAAGTCGGTAATCACTATACCAGTATTTTGCCTTTCAGGGATAAATGTGATGCCTGTATACTTTAACAGTACATTAACTATGAATCTAGCTATTTCCATCGTGTTACTGTTATTGCATCTGAATGTCGCTACTACTGATAAATCAGATACTCTAACTAGAGTAAATGTAGTAAAGTCTTTACCGATATTCTCAGAACTGTCAGAACCCATAATCATTGGCATGCTTGTAGCTTGAGATACTATCGCTTCTGGTATATACCACTTGATTAAGAAATCATCTATAATTTCTGTATAGTTAGGTTCTCTCTTACTTGCTATAAGTCTACGCCTTATTTCTTCAGATAAGATAGCAGACTCTGATGATGACTGCCATATGTTCAAAAAGTCTCGGTTAATATCATCCTGAGATGCACCTGAACGTGATGCATTTTCTTTAAACCACTCATCAGTAAAGCCTAGCTGTCTGTATGAGAATTCTAAGTACAGCATAGGTGCTGTACGAGTAGATGATCTGCTTATAACCTGTAATAATCCTGCTCTATCTTTTAAATCGTATAATGTTTCAGAGAAAGGCATAGCTGACTGCAATATACCTAAAGCAAATGCACCCATACGTGTATCTGGGTTACCTGCAGTTGTGGTAAATATCATCGGAGATATCATTCCAGCAGCTCTAGCATTTCTTGATGCGGCTAACATAGAGTTAGCTGCGGTAGGTACTACTATCCAGTTATAATTCATGAATGCAATTTCGTCAAAATGTATAAAGGCCATTGTACACCCACGGCCGAGACGGTAAGCACCGTTCTCATCATTAGCTGATGTAAATGTTTTATACGAGTTTTTCAGTGCCGCATAATACAGACCTTCTTTTCGCTCACCATCTGCTGTAGATTTGGTTACCATCCATTTAGGTAGACAATCTCTTATGCCTTTAAGACGTGCAACGTTGTCCTGTACCAGAGTACTATCCTTAGTGAACATACCTACGTCTAAGCTACTGCCCCAGATGTATTCTACGTAACATACTAATATTTGCGTACCTATAGTTTTACCGGTCTGACGTGGTTGAATATAACCTATATCGACATCATTCATTATAGACCAATATAGTGCTAAGTTACCGCGGTTAAGTATAAATCTGGTGCCTGATTCTTGTCCGACAACAGGAACTCTAACTACTTCACGAATGAAATACCAGAAATTTATCTTACACTCGTATGCTATTCTTAAGCGTTGTTCTGTGGTTAGATCTTTACTATGAGGATCTACATTTAGTAACGATTTGTCATATAGCACTAGAAAAAAATAATGGTTCTTAACACCCATACGTTTCA